TGATGTTATTTCCAGATGTATTCATATTATATGCCATAATCATCGTACCGTTATAATCAATCAAAGGATGAATTATGTCTGCTATCATAGCATTCATCATTTTTAAATCATACTCTGAATAATCACAAATCTCGGCAATGTCAATGAAACTCTGTAACACAGCGTAGGTCATTTGGGAATTCATTCTTATATCATACTTTGAATAATCCCAAGCAACAACTCTCCCACCTTCGGCAAATTTCTCTGCATGCGACATAAGACAATCCCACTGTTGTGAGAAAGCATTAACTCCAACTGCAGACTCAGAAAGTTCTGGACACAATGACAAAACACGTGCTATAGGAAGAAACCATCTTCGTATTGCAAAACTTAGAGACAATGCCACTGCTTGAAATACTCTCACTTTTTCGGACCCAATTTTAGTGGCTTCGTCTTTAAGAGTAGCAGTAGCAACTGGGTATGCTCGTTCATTTCTTTCCCAACATTTTATGCACCTATCATATTCCTCCATGATATCATCATCCGGGATTCGATTCTCCCCATGATCATCAACAACATAAGTGAATTTGTTTTTCTTTGCTCCAAAAAGCGGATATCCAATGCTTGTGTTCATAGGCAAGGCATCTAAAAATCTCTTACCAGGAACACCCATCACAATTTCTCGCATGGTCAATGGTCGCACAGGATCTTTCATGTTCTGTTTACGTGCAAATTCAAGTATGGGATCCAACCAATCTCTCCTTGCTCGATGAAGAAGTCGGGGTTCAAACATGTCAGAAGGATTAACAATATGCTCCAATGTTGCATTAAAAGCTTTCCAATTGGGTTTGAGTTGAGGAGGACCCCAACAATCATCTAAATTGAAAAGTTTTTTCGCTTCTTCAGCCAATACTGAAGGAACAACAGAACTTTTCGCCTCAGTTCGTAATTTTGTTGACCCAAAAACATCAATTGCTGCTGCATCATCTAAACTTAAGATGAATTTTGCGTTGGGATGAAGTTCTGATGTTGTAACCACTTCTCTACCATATTGAGTCTTAGGGATAACTGTTGAAGCAGCTATACCCCGAATACCAGGCAAGGACAATAATTTCTCTCTCAAAAGCATCGCTTGCTCTTGAGTTACTGACATCATAACACCATATTTCCTTGCAGGATTTCCTCCAATATGAAAACCTGCAACAACAGGTTGCTTATCATTTGTAACATATATTCCCATACAAGATCCCTTGGAAGCTTTTTGAGTAGTATAACCACCACCATGCATAGAAAGATACTTGTGGCCAAACATACCATGATCCACATATAAAACTTCATGGCTTAATTCGACATTGGAATTACGCATCATAAGAGTTCCCATTGACCGACCAATTGGTTTGGAAAGGGGCAAAAATTTTTTAAGATTGCTTGCTATATCTGGACATCTTTCAACAAAACATTCGACGAGGTCTAATTCCTC